ATGAACTATCTGTCAACTGACCATTGGTTGTTGCAAAGGTCATGCGTGTTGATGTTAAGTTGTTAGCAGTCAATGATGAAACAGTTGTACCGCCAGCATGGATTGTACCAGTTGTACTTAAACCACCAACTGTTAATGTTGTACCATCAGTTGTGATTGCATTACTATCTTGTAACAAACCACCTGTACCAGCATATGTCAAACGACCTGATGTTAAACCAGAATCAGTGATAGATGGTGCTGAAAGACCAGTACTCATTGTCAATGAATCAGCATACAAACCACCAGCAACTGTCATACCTGATGATACGTTAGCAGTTGTAATTGTTGCTTTGGTAATTGTTGCTAATGGTGAAACTGTATTTGCATGTAATGTTGTTAAGTTACTTGCTAAAACGCCTGAAGTAATTACGTTAGCAGATAACTCGGTAATATCAACATTGTCAAACAAGTAATAGTCTTGAGTACTTGCATCACGGATAAGACCAGTGATATGTGATGGGCCAGAAACTGAACCATGATTTCCGAAGAAACCGATATCAATAACGTCACCAGTTGTATTGTTTGCTGCTAACTGTAACAATGAGTCTGTAGTAACAGATGTTGTTGAGTTAACAGTTGTTGTTGTACCACTGATTGTTACGTTACCAGTAATGTTCAAATCTGTACCAATGGTCTGTGGACCAACAGATGATGTATTTGAACGTAAAACTGTATTGTCTGTACCAAATGTGATTGTCTCACCACTTACATTTGTTGTAACACCACCAACACCTGTAAATGTTAATGTTGTGCCACCATAAACTGTATTTGATGATGTACCATCAGTTACATTGAATGATGAACCAGCATTTTGTGTAGTAACTGCAAGAATACGACCGTTGGCGCCAACAGTGATAACTGGAACTGTTGAACCGCCAGTTGTTGCACCACCGTATACGCCTGCTGTTAAACCTGGAACTACATCCAATGATGCATTTAATGTAACATTACCTGTACCATCAAATGAAACTGATGATGCTGTGATGTCACTACCAGAGATACTAAAGTTACGTGCTGTCTCTAATGCTGTTGCTGTGTTAGCATTGCCATATAAACGACCAAAGAATGCTTGGTTAGCATCACGGCGAACGATTGTAGAAGCAGTGTTAGCAGCAGTAGCAGCATCAACTTGACTTGTATAGAACAAACCACCAACATTAGCAACTGAAGTACCAGTACTATCGCCAATGAACATTGTGTTTGACAAGTAAGAATATGCTAATTCACCAGCTTTAAGGCCAGTTGGTGTTGCTACACCAGTGGAACGCTTAATTAAGACTGTTGTTGAAGGTGTACTCATTTTAATTCCTTTTTTGTTATTATTATTGTTTAATTAAACTAATTTGATACTATGTGTTACTACCTAGGTAAAACCAAAATCTCATGAATATTATTTATAAAAAAAATGATATTAGAAATGCCCACCATCAACCAAAGTCAAAATAACATTAGATACTCCATTTGAATCACGAATAACTAAAGTACTTGGAGTATCATTTGCAGATGCATTATCAATAATATTGGTATAATATTGTCCACCAACTTTAAGAATATTATTTGCGCCAGTGTATGTGGCAGCGCCAATGAATAGTGTATTTGAAACAAAAGAATATGCTAACTCACCATCAACTAGATTTAATGGTGCTGGAATATTTCTTGATCTTAATATTTGAATATGTGTATTTGACATTTTAGAAGTATCCTGCATCTAAGTTTGTTTGGATTGTTTGTGCAAAAACACTTGGAGATTCACCAAAGAAAGTGCTTGTATTTGCATTATAAACCATAACATAACCATTCGCAAATGTTGGAAAGTTCAAATCATTTGCACCTGAAATAGTTAAATTGGCAGAAAGAATGTCAGGACTTCTACCCTCAAATGTGTGATTTGTTGCATCATATACAATAACATCATTGTTGACTAACCCGGTAGGATTAAAGTCTGGTGCTTCTTTAATGGCCGATCTTCCATAACTAATAGCACTCACTCTAGGAGTAGTCATGCTACCTATAGATACGGATATTCTCTGATACAGAGGATTTGCCATTTAACGATCTCTTTTTTTATTGTATATTATCTTGAAACACAAGGTGAAACATCTATAATACCTTCAAGGATTCTTATTCTTTCACTAGTGTTAGTATTAATAAGAATCGTATCATATACATAACGACCTGGAGCAAGGTTTGCTGTCGTATTTGCATCCAATTCTAATGTCAAAGTACTATGAGGAACATTAATATGTGTGGAAAAAATGGCAGCAGCGTTTGAAGAATAATATGAAGACCGCACTTGACTATTTGCGGTAAAGAAATTCAAATCATAAAGATTTTGATATACGTCATCGATTGTAATAGATGCTGCAAAATCAGAGTTTTGTTCTATATACAGATTTGCATATGCGGCTGGCATGGTTATATCCTATCTATCATTGATTATTTATAATAGTAGACATTTTAAAATGATCCACCAAATACACTATTTGCATAATGTGATGCACTGTTTGCTGCATTGAATGCTGCTTGCGCTAAAATAATAACATTTGTATAACTATTACTTGTAGGAATAGTGTTTGCTCTATCAAATGCTGCCTGTGCTAAATTTGTTGCAACAACAATATTAGTATTTTGAGTTACATCTACGCCTTTGATGTATATAATATTTGATAAAGCAGTATTTGCATTTAATAATGCAATATTACTTTGACTTAGTGCTGTAGTTGATAGTGTTAATGAAGAATTGGCTGTATTATAAGCATAACTTCCGATAGTGGTTGCAGTATTTGCTTGTAAATATGCAGCATTGGCAACTAAACTGACATTAGCAGTATTTGATGCTACACGATTTAATCCAGTTGTAAGATCAATTTGTTTTGCAAGATATGTTCCACCTTGAGTACTTCCATCTTGAACTGAAATAGTATTAAGCGTAGTATCAACAACAATCTCACCAGATACTCCAGTGAACAATGCTGTTTGTGCAGTAGTGCCTCTTCTAAATTGTACTTGTGTGGCCATATATTTTTTTACTTTTTTAACCGATCAATTTCAGATTTAAGTTCTTTAATGGATTCAACTAAAAGTGGAATGATCCTCTCGTAATGAATCGTTAGATATTTATCGTCTATTGGCGCAGGAACAACAACTTCAGGTAATATCTTTTGAACATCTTGTGCTGACAATCCAACATCTTTCTTAACTGGATATCCTAAATCTTGCGCTGTCTTATTTGCTTCATAGTAAAATCCTGTTAGACTACACACTTTCTCTAAAGCATTTTCAATAATACCTAATCTTCTTTTCAATCTATCATCAGAATAGAATGCTGTAATATTACCTGTTGCAACAATGCTACCGGTTGATCCTGTTGCTCCTGTACCAACGCCTAATGAGTTAAGTGATTGATCTGCTGAAAATGTTCCTGCTGGTCCTGCTGGTCCTCCTGGTCCTTGATCGCCTCTATCACCTTTTGGACCTGCGGGCCCACCTGGTCCTCCTGGTCCTTGATCGCCTCTATCACCTTTTGGACCTGCGGGCCCACCTGGTCCTTGTGGTCCTTGTGGTCCAACAAGACCTGAGTTTGGACCTACCCAAATTCCATTTGAATTAATTACCTGATTTGTTCCAACTGTTAAACCATTTTTTATTACAAATGGATTTGTATTTGCTGAAGGCATTCTTAACTTTCCTCAATTATTTTCATCTATTGGTAATATTTATTTGTTAAATATAAATTTCTGATCTAATTAACTTTATAGTTGTTACAGGATTTGATGCAATAAACAATAAATTAACATTTCCGTTTGCAATATTTGCATCAAATATACCTAAAGATGTTGCGGTAAATATTTCACCATATTGTGACATAAAAACAGTCGTACCATTATGAACTAGATGTAATTCAATTATATGGTACTTTGTACCTGATGTCATTTGAACTTGATACTTTGCTGATCTATAAGTTGATATTGGAAATGAATCAACTATTGTTTGTGTTATGGAATTTGTAGTAAAAGTACTTGAAGTAATATCACCATTTACCACACCAAGAGTAGAAGAACTTATATTAGTTGCTTTATTGTACGCAGTTAATGCTATATTATATACACTGTTTAAGATATTTGATGATGGAATTGTAGTGGTACTTGTAGAATTTACATCATTTGAAATAAACTCAGTTGTCACTACTTGATAATAATTACCATTTGTTATATCTAAAATATCCCAATACTTTGCAGGTTCATTCCATCTTAAACTAGCACTTGTATTATTACCTCTCCGAACAGAAACACTACTATTTGTACCTATAGTATTATTTGCATTCAAAGTAAAATTGTTTGAATTATATGAAGTTGCACCATTGATAATAAAATTATTACTAACAGTTACATTATTTGCATAAATTGTTCCATCAACTTGAAGTGTGTTTTGAACGTATGATGCCGATCCTATACCTTGAACCTGTAGTCTTCCTGAAACAATAGCATTACTTGCAACTTCAAGTCCTAAAACTGGATCATCTAGAAATAAAGTTCCTGTTGGCTTATGATAAGTGTTTGCAACAAATTGATTATTTTCTTGTACAAGATTATTAGTTGTAATAATCCAATCGCCAAAAGTATTTGCGTAACTTAAAAGTGATATTGTGTTTGCCATTATACTTTTTCCAATATTTGATTCAGTAACTGTTTGATATCATTCACATCTTTTTTCAAATCGATTACTTCTGATTTAAGATTATTTATTTGATCTTTCTCAGCAGCAAGTCTATTTCTTTTCTCGTAATACTGTTGTAATCCAGTGTTATCTGTATTAATCAATGCCATAGATTCGGTATCACGCATCAGTTTTGTTCCAGGAATAGGTATCATCATAATCACACCGATGTATTAGTATTAGATGGTAACGCAATCACACGTAGATCATTCAAGAATGGTGTAAACGTATGATCAGCCGATGTTAAAACAATCTTAATAGCAAACTGACTGAATGAAGTATAAGTTTGACCATTAGTGCTTGTATACGTTACATAACCTTGATCCGCATTGGCATTTCCTGGTGCAAAACTATACTCATGTAAGTCTGTTCTACCTGTTGAGAATAGTGTTTGAGAGTTATTGATCATCGTCATTAACTGCCATGATCCGTCATCAAACTTTTGCGTATCATTTCTATTCAAAATCTTATAGTAAACAAGAATATCAGTATTGACTGGACGATATGCAGTGATATAAACATTCAAATCACCGGAATCATTTCCTGCTGCTAATACTACTTTCTTACTTAAGTATTTTGATGCGGCATTTCCACCATGTGAACTTGTTTCACCGGTGATACTCACAACTGCATTTGAATTTCCACCACGAGTTGTTGGATCATTAATTGTGATTGTTGGTGTGGTCACATAACCAGTACCATAGTTTGTGAAATTAATACTTTGAATGACGCCGTTTGCAATATTAGCAGTAGCTTGTGCTTGTACTCCACCAGTAGGTGCTGTTGGTGATGAAATACTCACAGTAGTTGTACTAACATTATATCCAGTACCACCACTTGAAAGTACAATTGTATTACTAGATAATTCGCAATTGTTGATACCCCACTTAATTGCGTATGTAGATAATCCAGAGTCTGAAATGATTGGACTAACCGCATCATCGTTAGATGATAATGTTGCATAAAGTGTGAAAGATGAATTTGAGTTTGCAACTAACAATCTTTCACCTTGACCATCAGTCAAATAGATATCATCATTTGTTGCGGTACCAAATTTGCCTGGATTAATATAAGTCGTACCAGCCGCAGTTCCATTTAATAAAGTTGCATTATAAGAATATTTAATAGAAGTTGTTGACGGAGTAAAGTCAGTAGTAGTTACATTAAATGCATCAACTGGAATATCGGTATTTGAAATGAAAGATACTGTATTTGAAACATTATTTGCATTTAAGAAATAATCAATTCTTTCGTCTACAATAGTACGTTGTGGTAATTTTGTTGGAACAACAAAAGGAATTGTAGGACTTGCATTTATGTTAAACTTACATCTATCAGCCACAAACATCAAACTTTGATTTTGATCTGCTGTCCATGTCTGTGAATTCTGAGATAAGAATAATCCGCCAACATAAGGTGCTCCACTAATCTTACTTACGGTTGTTGGTGCTGGATCTGTAGGTAAGTTCTTAACTGAAGAAGGTTTAGCTGGATCACCACCAGAACATGACCATAATACGTATTCATTAGATGATGAGTGTACGATAAATGCATACAACACTTCAGGTTGAATATACACAGGAGCACTAAACACAAATTCAGTATACGCTGTTGGATCCAAGTATTGTGGAGCAACACTTGTATTTACTTGACTTGCTTTTAATGTGACAACAGAATAATCTAATGTATCACCACTTGGATAACCATTTATTGTGTTTACTATAGACAGTTTAACTGGTATAGAGGTATCAGTTGGTTTCTGTAAGAAGAATACTTTTATTGATCTCAAGAATAAACCATTTGGATATTTGTCTTTGTATACGATAAATGATTGAGCCACAGGATCATAAGGTGTATAATTTGTTATCGTGTTACTAACAGTTTGATTATTTGTCTGTGTAAATGTATCTTTTGCGCCTGCAGGAGATGCAGAAAAATCAATACTCTGTGAAGTCGTTTGTAGACCTTCTGCATAGAAAGTACCTTCGGCAAAAGTAGTTGCAGTATTTGGATTACCTGATACACTATTATCTACTCTAAGTGTTCTTTGACCAGTATGGAATTTTCCACCTGGCATCCAGAAAAGAGCGTAGAATGAACCATCTTCGTCTGTTGTGAAAGGTCCTTGTCCTGGTCCAATAGATAACAAATCACCTACAGAAATTCCAGCAGTGCTTGAAACTGTTGCAGTTCTTGTTGAACCAACATATCCAGTAATATTTGTTTGAAATCCATTATCAGATGGTAATGATGATTGTACAATGTACATAGTATTACTCGTACCATTAACAACATTACTATAATAGTTATCAACACTTGGTGCTAAACCAAATAAAGTTACTGTGTTATTTACATGATCTACTGCTTTGACTCTTCCACTATAATAACTATTTGATGCAATTGTACCTGATGCAGTTGACGATACGTATGCACCATATGTATCAAATCTTCCAGTTTGAATATTTCCAGTTATACCAGTCGATGTATATTGATCGGTACCACCATCGGCACCCAAATATAATCTAACATTTGTGCTGTTTGGATAATGATATATCCCAACAATCCAAGCCTGTTGTACAAAAGTACTTCCATTCATATATCCTATTGTATCATTAACTTTGAATGTTCCAGATACGTTAGTCACTTCAACTGTATTCAATCTACGGATATAATTATTAACTCTGATGCCATCAAAATAACAGTTTACGTATTTTGAATTTGCTAACATTCCAGATGAACTAATAACAACTCTTTGTGCTTGAATATATGGAAGAATAGATATGTTTGTTATGTAACCATTATTAAGTGAATACGTGTTGCCAATATTTGTATACGCACCTACAATATTATTTTGTTGTAGGTTTGTAGTTGTTGCAGTAGTTGTTGCAGTGTAACCAATTGATGATCCAAATGGACTTTGACCAGGAGGAAGAGTACCATGATTCTCAACTGATTTTGATGTTGATGATGATGTTCCTGAAACTGCTTGCCAATTACCCACTTGAAGAACATTCAAAGCTCCAGGTGTTGATTGGAATACTTGCAGATTTGGATCAGTAATTAACAATGCTGGAGATGTCTTATTATCTACCCAATTATCTACATTTGGAGTTAATGATACAGTACCTTGAGTTAAACTTATTGAAAATGGATTAACATTAACATCTCTTGAGGCATATCTCTGAACGATTGCGTTAGCTGAAGTGTAAGGTAAACTAAAATAGTTTATTAAACCATCAGTATTGATTGCATATCCTAAATTAGATAATGAAGATGCAGATAGCAGTCCCATATTATATGCAAGTGAAAGTGATTTCAATGGAAAGTTTTGAACATTCTGTGAAGCAGTCATCTGTCTGCGTAAAGTATCAATACATGCAGAATAGTCTGAACTATAAGTATCTGCGGTAGAATAATCTGAGAAGTTATCCGTCATGATACCGTTCTTAAATCTATTCAATCCATACGCATCGGAGATTTGAAGTGAACTTGCACTTTGTTCTAATTGATTCAATGATGTATAATATTCAACATTAGTAATTCTATTATCTAAACCTGCAATGTCTTGCATGGTATATCGTTTGTGTTTACTTGGAATGATAGAAAGATTAGATAAAGTTCCTGCAGGTGCTTCAGCAGGTAAGAATCCAGTATAAGGATCGTGAGTTAATGTTGCAAGAACTAAAGAACCATCAGGCTCTGAAGGTGCAATAGGATATAATGATGGAGAACCTTGAATAAGACTTAAAGAATTATCTTTACTGAATATTAATTTATCAATACGACCCAAATAATATGAGTAGTTTCCAGTAAACAATGTTAAATCTTCTGGTATCAATAATCCTTGATTTGGATTACCTGCACTTCCAGAATATCTAAAAGTAAAATTAGATTGTGCATTTTGTCTTACAGGTCTAAAATCAATACAATCACGAAGCTGATAGGATACACCATGCTTACTTGTGTAAGAATTAATTTGACTATAGTTATCTGGTAAAGATGAACCTGATCCAACATAAGATGCTAATGTGAAATATCCATCACCACCAGTGTGCTGATAATAATTTAGAAATACTAATAGATTTCCTTTAACTGCAGGTGCTCCTGGTTTTAATGTTATAGATGCGTGATCATAATAAGAATCTTTTTGACCGTTATCAAAAGTAAAATTATTCGTTACATCATATATTGGAGTAGTCAACATACTCAATGTAGGAACTGTGGATGGACTTCCAGTATCAATAATCTTTACAATACCTTTTACATCTGCTAAGTATAAACTTTGTTTATTTCCAGAAGGAACTATACCACCATTCTGAATATAAACTTGACCAGTTGACGTTAATTGAGAATTGTCAACAAACGTATATGTGTTGACTTGAGTACCTGAGGTATTGATTATATTCGTACTTGCTTGAATTAAGTTTTTACTTTTTAAGATAAGGCTGGTATTATCTGCATTTGTTACATCAACTTTTTCAAATACTGTTGCGGTAAAGTTTGACAAGATGCCATCAGTTGCAGAGAGTGTTACTGAAGATCCATCAGAGTTTAATGAAATTGTTCTTGATGGATTTGCAGATGTGCCCCATGGAATAATATCACCAACATTAATTGATGAATTTGTTCCTTTATTGGTAACAACAATAATAAAGTTTTGTTTAACTAAACTTGAACTTAAACTGGAGTTTGGCTGACCAATATGTCGAATAGTTGTATCGTTATAGTTTAGTGTTGCTGATATAGAATTGTTAGCAGACTGGTTAAACGAAACACTTCTCCATAACTGTTGAGTCAAATATGTTGTTCCACTTAATGATGCAACATATGGATTTCCAATAGGGAAAATTAATTCAGGAGTACTTGGATTTTCTATGATAGTCTGACCGCTTGATAATCCATTTGATTTACTTTCAGGATTAATATTTGAGGTAGATTGTATAGTGTAGACTGAGCCACCTGATGATGTAGTTTTATCTACAGATACGATAGATTCAATATCTTTAGTATCAAAATTCAAAGCAAATATTGATGATGTATCTGGAATTGCTGACCAATTTTGATTAAGTGTAGCAACTTTAGTTGAGCCATTGTATGATACAATTGTTCTAAAGTCTCCAGCATCTGTACCTTTAGTGATACTGATGTTCACACCAACATATGCATTATTTACAGGAGAGTAAGATGATGGTAAAGTAACAGTATTTGCTGTTGCTGCAACTACGTTTGCAGAAGGAACTTGATTTTGTAAGTCGTTTACATATGCTTTATACACATAAGTTGCGGTATTTGATTCATCGACAAAATGATCATATGCTAAATTTCTAATATATCCAGATGCAACTAAAGTTGAGTTATATGTGTTGGCTGAACTTAAAATTATGTTTTGAGTTGGAACACAATGTAAATCAATTGGTTGTGTTGTAGTCACATCAAAGAAACGACCATTTGCACCACGAAGAGTATCAACATAAAAATATGCACCATAATTTATGTAAACTGGATTATTATTTTGAGATGCAGTAGTTCTTGCTCTTGGTGCAATCAAATCAACTGGTGATTTATTTTCTAATCTATATCCATGTACGTATGCTAAACCTTTACTGACACTTAATGTATAGGTGTTTGCTTGAGGATCAACAGTAACGGATGTTGTTTTTGGAGTTAATTTGAAATCATTTACAACATAGTCACCATTTGTTTCGTAATCTCTTTTGGCAAAATAATCATCAATGACATTATAGACCGTACCATCAACAAGTTTACTAACTACTCCGTTATCATATCTAATTAATTCAATAAAATCACTATCGTCACCTAATGTAACAAGGCGAGTATCTAATTGTAAATTAATTTGATATCTGTTAGCGCCAGGTGCTTGATAGTTTGATGCACCAATAGCAGGATCAAGAAGAGATGAATCATTAATATAGTCAATGATAGTTTCAGTGATCGTTAAGCCTAATCTTAATGTTGGCTTATTGTCGTACTTGTCTAAGATAATCGTTGTTGGATTAACTTGAACAAAATTACCAAGCACATAAAATACACCAGAAGCAATCGATGCAACTGAAGAAGGACCAGTTGAATTTGTAAGTATAGTATTTGCTGTTAAAGTAGGCTTACCTATAACATAAATGGTTGAATTACTGGTAAATTGACTACCTGTTTGATATGAAACGACTAAAGTTGGAGGATCACTTGTTGCGTTTGTTCCAGTCGCTTGTGCAACTTGAATGACTTTAGCTAAAACTGTACCTGTAGCGTCAGTAATATTTTGATTTAGAAACTTGCTAACATCAATAGATGTGTTACCAAATGTTGACTGAAGTTTAATGTAATTACAGTTTAGATTCGTTGTGACTTGACCACCAGAAATAGGAGTATTTTGCTTGAAGATATTGTCAGCAAAATTAGTAATTTGATTTTGAAGAATTGTCTGAGACTGAGTTAACTCACGAGCCTGAACCGCATATCCTGGTTGAAACAGAATTCTATGAAAGTTCTTAGTTGCATCAAAATCATCGTAGTATGGTGATACATTGAAATTAATAGTCATTTTGTTCCTTAATCAATATTGTAAAACAATTCTAAATTGTTCTATACCGTCAACACTTCTTTGAATACCTGATCTGTTTTCTATATATGCAATATGTCCAGAGTATGGAATCAAATCAGGATTGTTATACGAAAGTAGTGTTCTTGTAGTTTTGGACGTATTACCATAAACTGAAGCACTAGTGGTAGGAATACCTACTGTATTTATTAGTTTAATTATACCCGATCCATCGTCATAACTTAAAACTTTTGCAGTAAATGAGGCAGTTGCAAGTGATGTTCCTTGATATACAATTTCATCGTTAGTATATAATCCAAATCCTTGAGCAACAGTAAATTGTGTTGAAGTATTATATATTTGACCGTTTGCTGAAGTATTTGATGAATATGAAATTGGACTAACCAATATTCCAATTTGATGATAGTCAATATCAGTTGGAATAACACCACTTTCTGAACCATTAAATTCTACAGAATACATCACATGACTTGTTCCCAACTCAGATATAGGATTGTAACCATGTCCTCCAACAGGGGATACTGGTGCTATTGCTGTTGCTCCTGTTCCAGTTGGTACAAGATTTGCTGTAGTTGATACATTAATAGTAACATTTGCTGACGTATAATTTTTACCTGGATTAGAAACTACAATATCAGTTATAGCACCATTTGTTACATATGCATTTGCCGAAGCAGGGAAAGAATTTGCACCAGTTACAAAAACTTGAATAATTGTATTTGATGCATCATATCCTGATCCACCATTTGTGACATTGATTACTTCAACATCTCCCCATCCTGCACTTGATGTATTCGGATTTGGTGAAGTGATTGTACCGATAGGCACTGGCATCCAATTTATATCTAAGAAGTTTCTCTTACTTAACAAATCTATAGTATACATGTACTTCCACTTGTAACCATCTCCACCTGTATAGATATTATTTGTTTCATAACTACCTGGTTGAAACATAGGCATAACAGTAGAAACACTTCCATTATTGTTCCAAAGACACTTGAATACTTGATCGTAAGTATTTCTTACATAAAATTTCCGAATTAGAAATCCATTACTATCTTTGATAAACATATCAATATTGTCTTGATAGTAATCATAAACAATACCTGTTGTCCAGTCCACTCTTTGAATTACTGGAGAAATATGATTTGAAGTAATTTGTTTTGCAACAAACATATTTGCAAATACACTTTTGATGTACTGCTGGTCTTGTGTAGGTTGATCAGGATATGAATCATTCACCCATGGATCAACTCTAGAAAGAAATGCATAGTGTGATGTCAACTGTTTACCACTCACAGTCGAAACAGGTGAATAGTAATCTTGTATTACCTGAGATACGAGTGAGCCATATGTGATTATATTTTTGTATGCCATAATTTTATTCTATTAAAATGATCCGCCTTGGATTACATTCGCTCTATTGAATGCTGCCTGTGCTAGAGATATTCCAGTATTGGCATAATTACTAGCACCATTTGCATTTGCCACCGCAGTATTTGCAATGATTGCAACACCATTACTTTGATCATAAGCAGTTTGAGCAAGTGTGATACCAGAGTTGGCATATATTCCAGCACTAACTGCCGTATTGTTTGCTGTGTTTGCAACTATAGCAACTGAGTTTGATTGATTGTATACTGACTGAACATATGTACCTAGATTGACACCGTTTGCAATCACATTACCTTTGAAATAACTTGCGTATACGTTTGCATAAGCAAATGATGGATCAGCAATATTGATAATATTATTAGATTCAACTTCTGGAATATAACCTTGGAAGAAAATATATTCTTTGAGATTTGGATCACGAATCAGACCAGAATGTGCATTACCAGAATTATTATAATGTCCAATGAAACCAATATCTAAAGTATCACTTACATAGTTGCCGATACCGAGATAAATCAAAGGATCATTAACGACTAATTGAGATGAACTGATGGTAGTCGTATTACCATTAATTAATAGATTTCCAGATACTGTCAAGTCACTAGTAATAGATACTGATCCAGAAACTGTACCACCAGAACTTGAGAACTTAGTATTTGCAACGGCCGCTGTACTATTTTGTGCATTATAAGATGCTTGTGCTAAAGTTATTCCAGTATTAGCATATTGAGATGCCGATGCTGCATTATTCAAAGCTGTGTTTGCAATAGGTGCAACACTATTACTTTGATTATAAACTGCTTGTGCTAGTGTGATACCAGAGTTGGCATAAAGTGATGCCGAATCTGCATTATTTGTTGCAGTATTTGCTTGATTGTATGCTGCGTTTGCTACTGATCTAGCAGTTATATCGACAACCGTAGTACTTGCTATTGTATTTGCTGCATCGTATGCTGACTGTGCAACAGTTAATGCCGAACTCACTGAGCTGGTATTCGCAATAATACCATAATTAACACCATCAGTTGTAAATATCCAATTTTGACCTAATTCGCTCCAAAATAGACCTCTTTCTTGGTATGCTCCACGATGAACAAGTAATCCAACATTCTGTGCAGGAGTTATTCCATTAACACTATTGTTCAAAACAATTTGATTTGTTCCAACATAGAAACCTGAAGTGTTTGCATAGAAATATGTACCGTTAACAGTTACATTTCCTGTAACATTCATATCACCAGTTATTACTCCACCATTTGCACTGTATAATGTGTTTGCAAAGTTTGAAGTAACATTTAATTGATTGAACGATGCTTGAGCTAATGTGATACCAGAGTTAGCATATAATCCGGCACTATTTGCAGTATTATATGCACTTTGAAGAATTGTATTTGTATTCGTAAGATTTGACTGGATCGCATTTCCACTGTCATACGAAGCCTGTGCTAGTGTGATTCCTGAGTTTGCATAATTACTTGCAGAATTTGCAGAGTTAAATACTACTTGACCTAAAGAGATACCAGAGTTAGCATAGAGTGATGCTGAAGCAGCATTATTAGTTGCCGTATTGGCTTGATCATACGCCGAGTTAGCATATACTCTTGCAACATTATCAACCGCACTTCCACCACTGATTGTGTTTGCAAAATTGTAAGATGCTTGAGCTAGTGATATCGCAGAGTTTGCATATCTTGAAGCCGAGTTTGCACTGGATAATGCTAAATTTGCAGTAGAGAATGCTGCATTTGAATATGAATTTGATGATGCTGCTGTATTTTGAATTGTACCATCACGGAAAATAATATTACCACCAAGCGGTAGTGGATTATTTACATACAAAGAACTTGCAAGTTCACTCGCTGATATTTTACCGGTAACATTAGCAACAACTTCCGCAGCAACAAAATAAGTATTTGAAGTATTTGAAGATAGATTTGCTATCTGTGAAATTTGTGGTAGTTGTGAAATTTTAATCGTTGACATATATTATTCCAATATTATTTTTCCGTCTTCCGTTGTTAATGTTATTCCACTATCGGTTATAATCTCTGGTATATATTGAGGTATAACAGGATTAAATATTTGAACATTTGATGTACTGTAAGTTCTACCTATAGTCATTGAAGCATTATTCACAGTATTTGCTAACTTAGAATCCAAGTATATTTTATTTAAGTTATAATCAACATTATTAACAACGATAGCTATATTATTTGGTAATAAAACACTATCACCCACACGAACTACATCCACTAGTTTATGTGCAGGATTTGTATAGTTTCCACCATTATAATAATCATAATTTCCAGTTAGTGATACTATATTTATGATGTTACTATTAGCATTTCCAGAAACTATAGCAACATTTGAATAAGTTAACCAAGTATAATCTTTCAATGTGATATAATTATCAACATAATTTACAAAATTAACATCGGAATAGACTATATCACCATAACCTGTTGTAAATTGAATAGTACTATCTGTTGATATAAAGTTTGCTAAGTTTGCACCATTTAAACTTTCAAAGTATACTGTATTTGCTGCTGCAAATGATCCATCGTTTGGTATAGAGAACCATTCGTCATTTGTTTGATAATCAATCATTTCTAAAACTGGATCATTCTCATAACCAAAATCAAACTGTTGAAATACAGAATCAGTAACAAAACCAGAATCGATTAATATTTCAGTTCCAGGAGGAACCATTGTAATATATGATAGAGTATTTGATGTATAGTATGGAAGAGAATGTCCAGATTCTTCAGAGTCGATCATTCCATAATTATAATTGCTATCTGATCCTATAGCAAATCGACCAGTCAGTTGCATACCTGTCGGATGTAACAGATTCAACAACATAGTCTTATACTTTGAAATTTCTATACCAGCAGTAAGTTCGTATGTGTAATTGTTATATTGAGTACTTTGTAATACGTCAAATGAACTTGGATGTCCTGAAGTGTCTAGATATTGTCCTGCACCCAACACTAAACCATTCAAGTATGTTGAACTTGCTTTTGCTGTTCCATCGCCATATGTTACAATACCATTTGCTGAATCGTACTTTGATGATGATAATGATATTTGAGAGTATTGTTGTGTTTTTTGTAAAGTTGCCAATGAAATCTGATTTGTCAGATTCATCGATATATTTTTTGAAGATACTCTAATTGATTGATTATAAACAGGTTTAGAAGTGTACTCGAATACTCTTAACGAGTACACCGCATTTTCTTCCACTGCATTTGGATTAACAATAAAAATCGTATCAACTGTGGCTACATATACAGAATTAGCAACATCTGTTCCTTGATAAACGATGTCTCCACTTACTGGTAAATTTGTTAAAGTTAGACCAGTTACCATAAGGTCTTGAATTTTTAGAGATATATTAGCAGTAGATATATAATCTTCACCATAATCACTAATCTTTATTGAAGTGATTGAACCAATTCTATTAACAGTTGGATTGAATTTTGCGCCATCACCAAGAACACCTGTAACTTGTAGTACAGAGTTTGCACCGTTAGCAGAATTTACAATTGGAGTTGGTAAACTATCTGGTTTATATCCCATGCCACCAATAGGATATATTGTTGAGTCACTATTGACAGAAATGTAATGTACATTTATAATATTACCATTTGTACCAACTGAAGTTACAACACCTTTAGCACCGTAACCAGAACCACCTAATAAAGTTATAGTATCATTTACTTGATAACCTGTACCACCTGATATAACTTGAATTGGTGCAAGAATACCGTAATTTTTTAGATTTGATTGACTTAAATCACCTTCGGTATTGTATAGGGTCTCAGGTGTAATAACTGGAGTTAATGATATTCCACCACCACCATTGTTAACCAACACCGATGATATAGGATATGTTTGAAATGATGTAAAGGTAAAAGCGTCAGCCAGTCTTGTGTTTATATTTGCAGAAGGATTGGCTCTAAAATTATACGCAACAGGATTACTTGTATTACCTAAAATTATATTTGAATTTGCTTTTAATGCAATATAATCAATAGGTAAGTATGTGACATTACCAGTAAGATTTGGATTAGGATTAAGACTTCCTACAGATGCAATTGGTGTTGCTGCATCAGGACCTAAGTTAGTGAACTGAATAAAAGTATTTGCACCACCAGGATCATTATTTGCTGTTGAATATACGTATCCAAATCCACCATTTTCAACTAAAATATTTTGGATGGAACCTGTCGTTGTTGAACCCACTGTTGCAACTGCGCCATGACCATTTATGGCGGATAAACCACCGTATATCGAAACCGGATCATTGACCTGATAGAGTAATCCTCTATAATTTGGATTGACATTTATCTGAGAAATCTGACCAACAATTTTGGCACGAAGAACTTCTCCGTTAATCAAGTGTGTTTGATTATTACTGTCTACTATATGAACATATTCACCTGACTCAAATAATCTCTCTATATCTGAAATGAATACTTCAGTTTTGTTACCTGCAGGTATAACATTTTCAATCGTGGCTATAGATTTTGAAGTCTCACCAAATATTCTTAAACTTCCATATTTTGGATCAGATAGTTGAAGAAAATTAACATCTTGTGTCAATAATCTTAAACTTCTAGGTACATACCAAGTACCAGCAGATGCTTTTAACAAAACATCTTTTGTATAGAATATATCTACGGAAGAGTTATATAATACTCTAAACAGATATTCGTAAGATGCTATTGTACCTTTTGCTTGATATAGTTGCTTTGCAATCTTTACTACTTCAGTTTTGTTTGCTAGAGTTTGTGATGGAAAATATTTAAGAAATTCGCTATAGAAATATTTTAGAAATTCATCAGATGTATCATCAATATCAATATAGTTAAGAATATTCTTAACACGATCTGTTACATTATTATTCTCTTCAATCCATTTGTAATATGCTTGTAAGAATAATACAAATTGTGAATAGTCAGGATCATCCCGAATAAATTCAGGAAGTTGTGACGGTATCAGCAGGGATGTTTTGTGACTATCTGGAATCATCTACTTGTCTTTGCCGTAACATTAACAACAATTGCATTAGGATCAAATGAATCAACTGTGATGATTCCATTATATGTCGATGATATAATTGAAGTTGTTGGTTTCACCGAAACGGTAAGTTGACCTAATGGATTATCTATGTTGTAAGGTGAAAAATTATTTAAAGTGATTATTCCATTCGTGTAGTCAATTGTACCTGCTTTTGAATCCAATATAGTTTTTACGCCAGTTGTATTGTAATAATAGGTCTCAATTGTTCCAAATTGACCGGTGAGTGTCGCTGTTGCCGAACCAAGCGATCCTGTTGTGTCATTGGTAGCATTAGTGATAGTTACGATTGCCGCAGTGTAACCTGATCCTGGTGTATCTACGACTATGTTTCTAATACTTCCATTTACAATAACTGCATGAGCAGTGGCACCTGTACCATCTCCTAGTATCGTCACTTTTGGAGTAGCAGTATAACTATGTCCTGGATTAGTCACTGAGATTGAAGCAATACCATTTGTTGTCTCTGGAATTTCTTGAATGTATACACCTTCAATAATGTTTGCTAAATTTGAGAGACTTCTAAATTGCATTGCTGGAAAACTGTTCACACCGCTTAACAATATTCCTCTTTCGAGTGGAGTGTTATAGTATAGATTATAAGTTTCTGTATTTGTTAATATAGGAAAGAACTTCTTTTGAAGTTGCATTGTATATTCACTAGTAATAATAGATGGATCGTATTTCTGAACTGTAGATAATAGATCATAAGCATTAAAAGTAGAATTAAATGTATTCAATGTTGATGCTGCAAAATTACTTATTGCAGATTTAACTCCACTCTGAATTTGTGCGGAAGATAAAGTGGTTAATGCAGGATCATAAAAAACATTCACGGTCAATTGAATATACGTGTAATCTGGATCAATAATCGTAGGAGTAACTGTCAAAACAGAAACTGGTTTGATGACTTGATTGATGATCAACTGTTTTTGAGTTTGTGTAAGTGTATATGAACCTGCAGGCTTCAAGCAAACATATACTTGACCGTATACAGGTGGATTATTCTCTTCACCTCCCCATACATTCACAGCATCAAACTGAATACCTAAATTGTTCTGATTAATCAAAGTGATATAATCATTTTTAGTTACGGCACGATTTTGTGCAGAGAATGATTTAGGTGCATGATATTTGATTTGATCTATAGATTCTTTATCACCGCCTTGAGATGCTTTAGTTATTGAAGTTGTAATAGTATTTGAATATCTTGAAACAGAATCCATAAGTACAAAACTGTTTGCACCTGCAGCTGCATTACCATTAGTGATGATATAAGATACTTTAACAACATTACCATTTATAAGTTTGTTTCCTAAAACTCCATCACCAAAATAGATTTCATAGTATCCATTCAAACCTTCTTGAAGGAAATACACATTATCATATGGACCAAGTGTTAAATAATTTGTTGCAGCAGTATAAACAGCATAAGATGAATTTGATATTGACTGTTGAACTCTTACTTGAAGTGTTGTTGTATCAACATTTGCATTAGGTATTTGGAATAAGTATTTTGGATTAGTAGCGGAATCAACTGTAAATGTTGATGTTGCATAAGTTCCTTCTTTGATAGTCACATTATTAAATGTAGCGGTGTTTGCAACAACATTTACTGTTGTATCTGTTACTGTGAGGAAATTATAGTTAGTACCATCAATTGATTCTGATAGAAAATTAGTGTAGGCAGGTAAAGTCAACGATGAATCAGATACTTGATTGACTGTGACATTAACTGTAGCAGCAGGTGCAATAGCAGATTTTGGCGTATAATTCAATAACTTAGCATGTGATATTACCGATGATCTTTGAAGTGCCGAATCCAAAAACATCTCATTTGCAACTTGATTTAAATAGAATGCTTGATACTGTGTATTGTAAGCAAGAACATCGAGTAAAACAGATAAAGCAGAACCATCATAGTTATAATCTTTAAGAGTATTCTGTGATTGGAGAAATGTCTTAAGATTAGTTTTGATATTATCAAAATCTAATTCGGTAAACTGAACGGATGAATTGGCTGCCATATTATCTGTTTCTCTGTAAAATTACTGTAATTGTTGTTGGCGATGTTAAGTTCTGTATAAAAAATGTGATCGTTACATTATATCCATTGTGATCATAATCTGGTGTTGCAACAATACTAGAAACTTTTGCTCTAGGTTCATAATTATCAATCACATTTTTTATTTCTCTTTCTAATATTGCACCTGTCAGTGGTGAAATATTTTCAAACAACAAAGAACTAATTGATGAACCTAAATCAGGATTAAATAATCTTTCATAGTGATTTGTCTGAATCAAATTCCGAACAGACCGAATTACTGCTTGACTATCATAACTCAAAGCAATATCACCTCCAGCAGGTTTCTTGGTGAAGGTTAAGTCTATGTCTGAGAATACTTTAGTTATATTTGCCATATCTTATTTATTACACTTATTGAGGTGGACCAGAATTGTCACCACCTATTGTTACTCCATCATGTGTGTGATGGTCTAAACTAATACCGCCACCAATAACATCTCCTGTTGCCGTAATTCCACCATTGACGTTGATGTTTCCATTCCATTGAAGTGGTCCATTAAATGTCCATGAGTTTGCTATTCCTGTAACATTACCACCTACTTTCAGATTTGCATTACCATCAACAGTTATATTGCAAGTACCTTTAATGTGAACATTATTATCGGACAAAAGTATCTCATAATTTTTACCATATACTTTAGTGACTTTAGAACCATCAGGTGCAATCTCAAAGAAAGTATTTGCACGGTGACTTAAATGTATGCGTTCAGCACCTGGAGTATCATCCATCTCAAATACATGACCAGATAATGTTTCAGTTACTCTATTATATGGAGGAACTGTGGCATATTTAGATGCAGGTTCACTCCAGGTTGTACCATCTGCTACCGAAACATTAGTATCTAAATTGCTGTTATTTCTACCAATTACTGTTGTTTCTATCTTCTCATTGCGATATAATCTACTAGTAGTAGGTTCTCCAACTGGATAATGTGCACCCTCTGAGAATCCTTTAGATGTATTTGGTCCATTTACTGGTATACCAGGAAACACACCAATTATAACAGGTGATTGACCTGACAGGCTATCAGTAAAGAATCCAAATGCGTAGTCACCCACAACAGGTACTGAACTTGTCATAGATGTGTTAGTCGAGAAAGATGGTAACGCCCACGGTAAATCAGATTTAGATAACTGTTGAAGATTATCTGTGTGCCATCCAAAAATTCTAACTTTAACACGAGCGAGATTTAATGGATCATCTACTGATTCAACTACACCCATCCACCAAATAAATCCATCTTTACCAATAAAGTTTTCCATTATGATTGAGTTACCTGTTTAATCGCTGGGTTGTTATTATCAATTGCTGCGTATTCATTTTGAACACTTTCTTTAGATATTTCTAAAATTGTTTGAAATATTCCAGTTGCTTGAATTATATGTCTGACTGCTGTTACTAAGTATTTTCCAGAATAGAAACTATCTGAATCTTTTGTTGGTTTACCAGAATCTAAAGTGTTCAAACTAAACTGAATAGTTGTACCAACATATATTCCAGGATCACCTGGAATAGTTAATTTTACAGTGGTGTAATTTGCTAAAGATATTTGAGCAGTTCTATATGGAATATAAGTTTCAATAAAGATATCTTTAGCAATACCCCCTTGTTTATTTTTTATGTAGGGTATATTTATTTCATTTTTATTGGATGTTGCAACCTTAACAACACCTTCATAATTCTCATTTTGAAGTTTGTTTAATCTATTTTTCAAGTAATTTGTTGGAGGATATTTGTTTAATTTATCGGAAGAATTTACATAATTTGTATAATCAAAATCGGTTATATAAAATGATCGAACTAATGGATCTATAGAAATCAATCGGTTAGCAAATGTACCGGAAGATACTTCATTAAGTGCATCATATGTTTTTATAACTTCATATTCTAAAATTGTAGTAACTTTATCATCAGTTTGAGTGTAGTCATTACTTAAATTTTTAAGTTGAAATTTATATGTTCCATAGATATCATCAGTGTACATAGATTGAAGTGATCGGAATGTGAATCCATATCTAGATTCAAAAAATAACATATCTGATCCTTGTAATCCTTGAGGTCTAGCGTAGGTTGATAACCAACTAATGGCTTCCAATGGTTTCATTCTTGGAATGATGAAATCATATAATCCTGTAGTATCCTCAATAATATCGATCTTGTCTTTAACTTTTAGTTTGTCTGTTAATATATTGTTAACAATATCAGATATTTTCTGGCCTTTATATGACTGAGTGACTTTGATTTGTTCAGATAAAATGAATTCTTCAGAACAAAAATAAAGTTTATATGATTCACTCGTCATATTTCTAGAAGGATTTCTATCTCCTATTTTATATACTCTGAATATTTGATCATCGGTATTTGTTGAATCTTTAATTTTACCAAAGTTTACTTCTATAAATTCATTACCAGTGAGTTGAAGATTTTCAATAAATCCCTGAGCATCATTTACTCCAACATAACCATTGATACAAAAACTATAGATGTCCTCATGATATGAGAATTCAATCATCAATTTTCTTAAATTTATCCTGTTACCATCGGATGTGATTAAGTCTAGTTTTTGTATTGTTGAATCTGAGGGAAAAGATATGCCCTTAGGTCCATTGATTGAATCATCTGCCATATTATTGTGCCATCAAAGTTTTAAATTCCGTCTCAACTTGGTTTGCGTAAATTCTGTTGATTATTTTAATATTTCTTTTCTTTTCATTAACTTGTAATTCATAGTCATAAATGCTTTGTACATTTTTAGTTACTTGAATTTCTACTCTACCTGTTATAGTATTTACTGTTACTGAGTAAGGAATCAGTGTATTATAGTCTGATTCATCAATTACAATAATATCTGTTGTGGTAGTTTGAGAATTTATATCATACTTAGTGATAATTTTCTGATAAACATAGACGGTATTATACACATCAGTTGTTGGATACTTACTATTCATATATGCATCAAACTGTGCATAACTTAATGGCCAAGACCATTGAGGATCAAACATTTGATTCGCATAGAGTACCAACCAATATCTGTAACTATCACCATAATACTTATCAGCAACAATCTCAGGTGTATCACCTTCCTGAACATCATATGTGTAATATAATAGCGGATCAGTTAATATTGATTGGATAACACTGGATCTAGGTAATAAATTTGTAATTACAGATTTAATTCCATTTGGATCTGTGTATATAATTTTAGGTAATTGTTGAAAATATTTCATTAGAATCCTTCATCAATCTTATTACGATCAATAAGTTCAATCTCTTTGAATGATAATGATAATGTGATTTGTGTTGGAGCACCAGTGCCGTCAAAAGCAGACCAAATTCCATTTTGTGAGTAGTTTACACTTACATTTTCTAAAACACACTCAGCAATTCTATTTAAGTATTGATTTGTACTGCCTCCATCATCTGCACCACCATTATAAATGTATTCTATGATAAATGAAGATGGTGGCATAAAGAAAAATGATCCAACCACCCCACTTCCAATTTTTGGAGCAGCATGATATTTAAATGTTTTAATAATATCACGAACAGTATCCGATTCTGGACGAGATGATGGACTAAATGTGAAAGAGAAATCAAAAGTTCTAAAATCAATACCATCAAATAATACTTGCTTTTGAGGGTTGATTGCAACACCAAATGCTGAACCTGCTAATTTTGCGGTACTCGTTTCTAAAGCACTTATTGTTTGAGATATTGCATTACCTATACCACCTATACCAGGTATAGAACCTAGAGCAGTTGCAACTTCTTGAGCAGCATCAACAACTGATGTATCATTATATGTTGAGTGATAATTTTCACTTATATTGTCTGGAATATATAATGATATAGTTGTATCGATCAATTCTCTTCTTGGTTGAAAATTTAAACGACCTTTTGAGGTTACTATTTTAGAACCAGTTGTATTTTTCACTTCTGTTATTTGTGAGTCATTTCTATCTTTTGTGTACGTGCTCTCAACTGTATTGCGAATTGAAAATTGTATAATATGTCCACGAGTATCACTATCTAAATTTGATGGATATTTTAAACTAGTAGGAACGTATTTGTTTCTATATAAGTCTGCAATAGGTCCATTTGCTTCACTGGCGGGAGGACTATTTGATTTATTTTGTGAGGATGGTGAAGATACTGAAGTGCTTCTACCACCTTGTGTGGAAGATTGGTTACCTGTTTGTCCGGTTGTTGTTCCACTAATTTGAATAGATGGTGGACGATTTAATGCTGTACCTTGAGCCATTTTCTTTCCAATATGTTGAATATATACTATTTATGAGTTATTCTGGCAAATTTAAACCAAAAAACCCAAACAAATATGTGGGTGATTCAAATAATATCGTCTACCGGTCATCATGGGAATGTAAGTGTATGTCCTATTTTGATCGTACTGATGAGATTATCTCTTGGGCATCCGAAGAACTTGTGATACCATATAGATCACCTGTGGATGGAAA